ACGGATGGGGTGAATGTTCCACCTGTTCCTGTTGTTCCTGGTCCTCCTTTAAATGCTGCGAGGTGCGTGAAGGTCATATCATAAAACTGCGCGGTCAGGGTGAATTCTCCCTCGGTTGATTTTATGACGCGGATGGGATCCTTCTTCTGGTCCACTTCAAAACGGGTTAGCGTTCCTTCGGTTTCCTCTACGGTGATGGATCCTTTTACTGTATCCGGGAGTGCTGTTAAACCTCCCGGCATCGTTGCAAGTCCGGTGGGTGTTCCGTACTTCATCGAGCTAACTGCATATATATAATCTGCCATTTTCTTATTTGTTAATTTGTTTAATACTGAATCTCATGTTTGAAAAAGTTTCACTTTGTGGTTCGTCTGGTATGGTTTCCTGACTCTCAAAGTCTATCAGCATGGAGGTCAGCGATACTTGCTTTAAAATTCCAAGCACCGCTTTTGTCCCTGCTTCTATCTTTGTCAGATCCGGAGTGCCCAATCCCAAGTCTTTAACGTGGTAGTTGACGTTGCATATGCACTTTTGCATCACATCGGCGTTGATCGGGAGCGCGTTGATGGTTATGTACTCGGTGTCTGTTGCCCGGGTAGGTTTTCGCTTCTGGTATTTCCTTACTGGCAGTGGAGCCAGTAATGCTGCGACCGTCGCGGTCACATAGTCCGTGCTTATAAAATTAGCCATGTGCGCTCTTTATGTCGTCAAGGAAAGTTTTCGCGGTATCCTGCATCTTCTCTCCCTGCGCTGTGATTACGTTATATCCCCTTGCTTCTACTTGGGAAGCGTATTCCTTTCCTGCCATCCCTATCAGGGTGAATCCCTTTGCGATGACATCAAAAATCTTCCCTTTGTTCTCATCCTTAAATTCGCACTCGCTTCCTTCGTCGATGCATTTTCCGTCTTCGTAGACGTAGAAATCGATCGAGTTCCGCAGATGCGCTGTCTGGTCATTGTAGAATCCCAACTCATGTCCTCCCGGCTGCTTTCTGGCATCGCGCTCAAATTCGAATCCAGCCATGTGTAGTGCCATGCGGATGTCCGCTTTTATGGCTTCCACTTTTTTGTTGAAGTCGTTCTGTAGCTGTGCGCCATTCATGTTTGCCGTTATAGCCATATCATTGAGTTTAGTTGTCCGTTGTTTGCGTCCTTAATTTGGCCGGCGTATTGCTCGGATCCTTTTGTCAGGACGTATCCCGATCCTATTGGCAAGGTTGTCGCTGTGCGCGGCATATAAATAACGAATGCGTAGTCAATTTGTGATCCGTCTACTCCTCGTATAAAGGTTCCCTTGGTGTTTTTCTCCGCTCTGCACCGGAAGGTGTAATCTGTACTTTCCGATGAGGCGACTCCGAATCCACTTGCGGAATCCTGTGTCGGTTCCCCGGTCACCGTTATGGTTATGGTATCTGGGTATTGGGTTACCACTTCTGTACGAATTTGGCTGTCGGTTTGCTCTGCATGATCGGACTCGCTTCGCTGTATCTGTTGTAGATAAAGTTCGCGGTATCCTGTATGACTTTCTTATCCCCGGTGCTTATGGAATAACCTCCCTCGCTTAATGAGGCGGGGGAGGTCAGTATGGTTATAAGGCAGTCTGCGTATGCGAGGTCGAAGGCTCTGGCATCTGCGGTCGCATCGAAGGTGTCGGTTGTTACTTTTCCTCTCCTTTCTAATGCTATCGTGATTGCGTCATCCGACAGAGGGTATCCTACCCTTGCTCGAAGTGCTTCCAGATTTGTCATAACCTTTTCGGTTTATGCCCAAGTGCTGGTGTGCCCTGTGTACATGTTGTAGCATTTGTCAATCCCTGCCCAGCTGGGGAAGGCGTTGCATTCTGCTTTTGTCAATACACTCACCGGGTTGAATGCCTTCTGGATGCTGATCAAAACGTTTGACCGTTTCGACTGCATAACTCCGTCGGGTTTCTCCAGTTCCTCTGCTATCGGTCCGTTATAAAAGTTGCCCTGTACGACCTGCGGTACAAACAGCACATGGGTTGAGCTCCATGGGTTTGTTGCGGTCATCGCTCCTGCTGCTCCCTCTATGTTCACTGATGTTTCGATCAGTTCAATAACTGGGAGGCGTAGAGCTGTGAGCACCCTGTTTACGGTATCCAGTCCGGTGAATCCCAATACCTGACTTTCGCCAATCAGAAGGGATTTGCAAGCGTTCTGGAATTCGGTGCAAGCTGTGATCAGGTCAAATGCGTCCGGGTGCATGAATATTCTGTTAAAATATATGCCTTTGTCCCTTCCCGCTTTGACCACAGCCTTGAAGTCGGCGATCGGTGTCATCGTGGTCGGGTTCCCTGACCATACGACTGCGACTACTTTCTTGTTTGCTGCTGCGAGTCCGAAATCGATCACCGTTTCGTTTATAATTCCGAATGGGTTGTTGCTCGAGCTCAACTGGAGCTTGCCTGTTGAGAGGATCGTGAGTGCTTCCCATTCCATTCTGGCCTGTACCGAGTCATATACAAAATCGATGTCATTAAAATAATCCTCAACAACGGCGTTCTGTCCCTGTATGGCTCTGGTTATCACGTGTTCCAGAATTTCCTTTTCGGTTTTCCTTCTGGACTGTGCTATCTTCGGTATATCGAAGAACTGTGTCTTCATGGTCTTCCGGGTTGCCTCGGGAGCCTTGGCATCGTAAGATATAACGTGTGCTGCTACCCTGTTTCCGGATTCTCCGATGAGCGTTTTTCCGTCGAGGGTGTTCACTTGTTTCAGCGGGAAGAATGATGGCCAGTAGAGTTGCTCGTACTGCCTTGCGTTTAGGTAAGAAACCAGACCGGCTTCTGTTAACCCTTCAATTATCGGTGTCTTCATATCTGGTTATCTTACGGTTATCATTGATTTACTGGACGTAGTCTGGCTTGCTCCACCGCGAAGTGCGATTTTGTAAGCGTCAGTCAGCGGGTATGTCAGGTCGGCTTCGCGTAGGGTTCCGATCGTTACAACCGGTACGTCTGCGTTTCCATCGTTGATCCATGTCGGTGATTTGATAACTCCGTTAGGAGTGTATTTGACTACTGCTGTGGTTCCGGAGGCGGCTCCTTCAGCGTACTTCGTAGCGGCTGCGTATGTGATCGCTGCGTGAACGGTCAAAACGTCGTAGGCTGCTGCGCTCTCATCTATTGCTGTTATTAAAACAGATGTGGTTCCGTCGTTTACAAAATCACCAACTTTGAAGTGGTGGTTTTTTCCAACGCGTGGGGTGGTTGCTCCTCCTCCGTCGATCACCAGAGCTGACTTGCAGACTTCTGCGATCCGGGTGGATGCATCAAAATATACGGGAGTTCCTGCCTGTATGTATCGTTTGTCCACATTGGCGTTGTGCTTTGTGTAGTCCAAGCGGGTGACATTTAGGCCGGCTCCACCGGGGATCTCGTCGATTATGGAATCCCATATGACTAATCTCCCTCCAAAGGAATCGGTTGTTATTTGCATCGTTTTTTAAGTTTTAATTTTACCTTTTACTCCCTCCGAACTGGAGGTGTTTCTTTTCTCGGCAATCTCTTTGCCGATAGTCGCTCCTTCAGGAATTCCTCCGTCCGGTTTGATAGGTTTGCTTATAACGACACCCTGCTCTGCCATCCCTTGTTTGTAGGTGTTAAAGTCACCTTCGATTTCAGAAACCAGTTGGTCTATTTTGTCCTCTGAATCTACCTTCAGATTACGCTCGACGACCTTGATAAAAAGTTCCGGGATCCCCTTCTCCTTTAATTTTGCCATTGTTTTGTTGTGAAGGGTAGTCCTCTGCTTTTCGAGTTCGAAGCTGTCGAGCTTGGTTTTTAATTCTTTGGTATCGCGTTCTACTTTCTCCTGATAGGATTTGAACCATCCCGGCGCATCATCAGGTGTGGTGTCCGGTTTTGGTGGTTCCTTCTCTGGTTTTAATGGCTTACCGTTTTCGTCGAGTCCGTGTTTTTTCATGTAGTTCGCGAGTGCAGTTTTCTGCGCTTCGGTCGCTCTACGGTCCCCTTCAACTTGAAGCTGGGTAGCAGAAAGTTTTATAACTTCCAGAACGTGATCCGTTAGTGTTGTTTCGATTGCCTTTTCGTCGGCAATGGTCTTGCTGTAAAGATCAGCAATCCCGGACAGGTAGTTATCAGGAATCCCTGTCAATTTGCCTTTTAGAAATGTCAAAATTTTTTCTTTCATGGTCGTTTGGTGTTACAAATGTAGGAAATTATTTATAAAAATAGTTTTTATTCAAATTTTTTCTTCTGCTCCTCTATTTCGTCCCGGTATTTTGTCAGGTATTTCTCCCGGACCATTAGGTAATCCACGTAGCTCTGGATGGTCACGTGGCAGGCTTTTCGGATCTCAATCTGCCTTCCTATGGGTAGTTCATTGAAAGGAGCGCGTCCCATATCCCGGGCGATCTCCCTGCTGTCTTCTGCTGTCATTGCTTTAAATTTCTTTGCCATCACTTTGCGACTTTTAGTATTGTTCTGTTCAAAATTATGTAATAGTCCTGTTCTTGAAATTTCATAATCATTCCATCGTATCCCTTAAATGCTGCGACGCGTCCTACGTCATCAAAATATTCACGGACCTGTCTGTGTGCTCTATTTGCTTCATAAAATTCATCGTTGGTCATCTCTCCTGCTTTGAATTTATCCACTATCTTTTGCCAGATGTCGTCATCCAAGGATTTTAATAGTGCCTGCTGTTGGTTCCATGCTTCCTCGCACTCGATCAGATTTGCGGTTTTGGGTACCTTGATCGCCATTACATTTGCCGCATCTGTGTCACCATAAATATTTTTTGCCAGTTCGTATGCTGCTGTTCTACTCCTTGCTGCTGCGTTTTCTGCTGCCATATACGTTCCGTTACCGTATACTCCTTTACCTCCGTAGTACTCTCCAGTTTTGAATTGTTTTATGTATTCCTGCGCTGGTAAAGCTGATCCCTGTACTCCCCGGTATGCCTGTATCCCATCATATGCTGCCAGAGCCTTTGCATCCATCAGTTCTGGAGTTCCGGTAAATCCTTGTATTGATGCTATGTTTTCGAGCATGGTATCCCTATAATATACATCCGGGTGTTCAATTCCTTTTGTTATTGCATCCCTTACTTGCTGGTTATTATACCAGTCTGTTTTTGTCAGATCCGTTCCCTTCGCTCCCTTTATTTCTCCGGGTGTGATCCCTGCTGCTTTCTGTTTTTCCTCAATTATTTTGTTGATTGCTTCTTTGTTGTCCTGATAAAAATATGGGTTATGCTTCTCCAGCTTCTCCTTATTGTTATTTATGTAATCTTTGAATTTCTCCGGGTATTCTGTTATGTACTTCGGGTTCCACTCTATTTCTTTCCGGAGGTATCTGCGGAATTCCTCATGGTCCATCAGGATGGGTGTCGCGTGGCAGAGGCATTGCGGATGCCATCCGACGAACAGGAAATCCTTCGGGTATTCGCCTTCCAGCTCCTCGCATATCTCAATGTAATTGTATTCCGGGTGGCTGTCCGATAGCTCGATGTCTATCCCGAGCACCAGATCGCTGGCGTTCCATCGCTCGGAGTCGTTTCGTAGGTATGCCTGATTTCCCTCGGTGCGTGCAACTCTCATCGCGTTTTTGTACGACGATCGGTATACTCCCGGTCCCGGGTGGTATTCCCTCATTGCTTTGCTCATGACCAGATTGCCATTCGCGTCCCGGACCCTGCGGAATAGTTTGTTTGGTTCGTTTAGGTATTGGCGTATTCTCTGGCTGATGACCTTTGCTGAATCTCCCTGCATGATCCCGATCGCGAGGTGCACTTCCATTTCCTTCCGTAGTCCCGGGACGATATTCCAGATGGCATCTGAAAACCGTCCCTTGCTGAAGGCGAGGTAGTCGTTCATCTTCTTTACGTCCGGGTGCGCGAATAGGTCTGTTCTGGGGATCCCTTCAAATTGTTTTAGGTATTGCGCGAAGATCGCATTGTTCTTCTCGGTTGATAGGAACCAGCTCGCTTTCACCGTTGATTCCGTTATTCTGATCAGCTCCTCTGCTGTTCTGTCTACTGCCTTGCTTACTAAAGTCCGGAGCCTTGGTGTTCTGGTATATGTGTAAGCTCGCATGAATTTTGCCTGCGGGTTGCTTACCAGTTTGGCGACGTTCTTTGCGAGCCTTTCAAATGCAATCGCGTACTTCTGCATGACGGATGCTTGCTCCTTGAAAAACTGGCGGCGGTATATTTTAGAG